CTGATGCGAACATCACCAAGGTCGCAGCTGGTGAGAACTGATTGGGGGGCTAAGCCCCTCCGCCAGTACCTCACCTTCTACAACCTGTTCAGGCTGGTTGCACTTCTCGCTGTGTTCGTCGTTGTCTATACCGTTATCGGTACGATTTCGACGATACTCATCGTGAATGTGATCAACCAGCTTGGCCTGCAGGACAGCATTCAAGGCTAGGGATCCTATTAACCTCTGTTAGGAGGCAGTAGGTGAAAAGCCTGATGTTGCTCTGGAAAACGATCGCCGATGAACTCGGCGATCTGTGCGGTGTAAGCACCACGGCTGACTTTAATACAGTCAGCCGGCGTGTTTCAGATCAGGGCCTATCCTTTCTTGCGATAGGCTTGCCTGACTTCTGTAAAGACTTCGAAAGAAGCCTCGACATGAGCCAGGTAGCCGACGACCTCTTTTCCGGTTTCCGGAAAAGCGGCAGAACTCCCCAGTTTCTGGGAGGGTTCTTCGACCTGATCTTTGACCGTTGTTCTGGTCGAATTCTCGAAAATCCGAACGTAGAAGCAATCCATGCCGTTCGGCAACTTACGTTGCCGTTCGGTAAAATGGAAATCGAAGCGCCTAAAAAGGCTTTCGATGCTGCTATGAAGGGATTTATCGATTGTGAGAGAGAAGTCAGAGACGCCGACGCTCGTCGAACTGATTCGGAAACGAATCAGTTCAGACAAATGTCGCGTCTCCTTTGGAGTGGAGTTTTTCAGAGAGTCAGTGAAATCTTCTGGCTCGAAGAGGGGTACGACGCGGCTTTTGGCCACGCTGGACCTTACCTCCACCCAAAGCACGGACCGGGAGCTACCGCTGACGGACTTCGAGGAAACTCGAAGTTCGATGTTAGCGAATGGCCCCGAAGGTTGGAAGAGGTATTCCCTTATGGGGAGTATGTCCTTCCAAATTGGCGGTATCATAACCGCCTTAGCCGTGTTGACTTTCTTGAGCCTGGTGCTGAACGACCCGTTAGGGTTGTTGCAGTTCCTAAGACCTTGAAGACTCCCCGTATCATCGCTATCGAACCGACCGCCATGCAGTATATGCAACAGGCGATCGCGGACGTAGTGGTGACTACCATCAAGGGTGATCCCCTGATGGGAAGGGTTGTCGGTTTTGATGACCAGTGGCTTAACCGCCGTCTGGCTCAAGAAGGATCCATTGATGGATCCCTAGCGACGCTAGATCTTAGCGAAGCATCCGACCGAGTCTCCAATCAGCTAGTCCGCGCGTTGCTATCTCCTTACCCCCTTATCCATAGGGCGGTGGATGCAACGCGATCACGGAAGGCTGACGTGCAGGGCCACGGAGTAATCCGATTGGCCAAGTTCGCGTCTATGGGCTCTGCGCTTACTTTCCCGATTGAAGCAATGGTATTTTCTACCATTGTCTTCGTAGGGATCGAAAACGCACTCGCACGACCATTGACGAAGGGCGACATAAGTCGCCTTAAGTCCAAGGTGCGCGTCTACGGGGACGATATCATTGTCCCCGCAGAATTTGCCGCTGAAGTGGCGTCGGCCCTTGAGTCTTTCGGACTCAAGGTGAACCGTCGCAAGTCTTTCTGGAATGGTAACTTCAGAGAGTCTTGCGGGAGGGAATTTTATGCAGGCCACTACGTTAGTGTGGTCCGCGTAAGAAAGGTTGTCCAATATTCTTCTGGGCAACTGGAG